TTGCCTATGATCATATTCAATCAATTGCTAATATTCCTATTAACTTAATTAAATATTCTGATATGCAATGCGTTATTGATAATATGAGAGATAATGGTCTTTCCTATGCATCTGCCAAGAAGGTGCGTACATTACTTTCATTATTATCTAAATATGCAATTGTTAATGATATTGATATTAAAGATTACACTTCCTTCCTAAACCTTGGCCATGATGTTAGCGTATATCCCCATAAGCCATTCACTCGTCAACAAATTAACCGATTGTGGTGTCTTGATACTTCCGATACATATGGCATTTTAATACTCCTATATACAGGAATGAGATGTGGCGAATTGTTATCATTACGTAAGACCGATATTAACCTCCGAACTAGATGCCTTATAATTCGTCAATCCAAAACTGAGGCTGGCCGTAATCGTCTAATCCCTATTCATAATCGAATATTGCCAATAGTTACAACCTTATATCACAATACATCAGATAAAATATTACCTGTTTCTTATGCTCAATTTAGCAAGCAGTTTAAATCAGTAATGACGGTTATCAACTGTTCCCATTCAACTCATGACTGCCGTCATACATTAGCTACTCTACTAGATAAGTATGGTGCATCACCTACTGCTATTCGTGCTATTCTTGGGCATAAACATGGTGATATAACTACAAAAGTTTATACACATAAGGAATTGCGTGAGTTACGCAAAGCCATTGAATTATTGCCATAGAACCAATGGGGAAAATCACTACGTGGAAACGATAGTTCATGGTATTTACAAACTACAAATTTCCCAATTGCATTCAATAATGTATATGCAGTTACAACAGGACTGCCAGATAGTGCCAAAGGACCATCCTCAAATAATTCTGATAACGCTATAAAGTACACAAATACAACAATATCATTTGCTCGATTTGAACATTTCTTCATAGCGATTGGCAAAAGTTAACCAATGGGGAAAGTCAAATATCACAGTTACTAGGACTATATACGATGGCGCTAGTAATTTTATAATACCTTTTACTTTCCCTCCGTTCGTCGCAGTCACTAACATAGCGCCAGCAACCTTAGATAATGATAATTGGACGAGTAGTGCAGTTAAAGAAATAACAATAAACAGCTTCACTTATATGTCTGCACAAAATAACGTTACCTCTATACGTTGGAGCGCTATTGGATTTTAGCCAATGGGGACAATTCAAAGAAAACCAAGCAAATGTATCATATCTAATTTCTTACATAGAAATATATGGAACAGTAACTATGATGAAAGATGAGCCTAAACGCTTATATGAAGCTAGTGTTCGAGCAAATAACATTACCATTACTGGATTTGAATTACACAGCGGTTATGTTGGTAATCATATTGCAAAAGCTATAAACAACGGGTTTTGGATAAACATAGGGCGCTCATAACCAATGGGTAAAAACTAAAGAGACTGCACAGAACAATCCATTGCCTTTCCCTATAGCATATAGTACAGATTTCATTGCGGGTGTTGCTTGTTTCAATGACGGCCCTACTAGCTATGCCCCATGGACTAAAATAAATAATAAAACAAGCTATTTCGCTGGGTTAAGTGGAGACTGGAATCCGTATTATGTAAATAAGGAAATAACTTGTATATTCGTAGGGATATAGCCAATGGGGATATAAAACAGATAATCTATCAACATATCGTCAATTTGCTATTAGCTTATTATTACCATATAGTTCTAAATATATTCCTGTGGTAGTTCCAGAATATTTAGGAAATCCTACATACGATAGTAATTTAGATAGAAGTACTGCTATTAGTAGAGTTGATAAAACACTGACTTTGTTTAAAGCTTGTGTTGATGATAGATGTACTGGATTATACTGGATTACAGTAGGCTTATAACCAATGGGGACATATAGCAGATGGAAAAGATGTTAATAGAATTATTTCAGTTTCATTGTTACTTCCATATAACAGTAAGTATGTAGCCATTCCAGTAGGCGAATCTAACAATACTAACTTCAATAATTCATTAGATCATCCGTGTGTTGTAATAGCTAAAACGTCAACAGCATTTAAGGTACAAATAGATGATTATATGACAGGGATAAGCTGGATATGCGTAGGAATATGCTAACCAATGGGGATATGGAAACCAAAACTATGAAGATTTGACTACCAGTAAAAAGGCCTATCATTGCAAATTGCCTATATCTTTTGAACACGGGATATTGTTTGCGAGCGGTCAAACTGAGACAAACGACAAAGTTAACCATTATACATTTGTTAATATAGCTCATGCACCTAAAGAATCGACAAAAGAAGAGGCAGTCTTTTATACATGGATTGACTGGGATTGGTCATATGTACAGTTTCGATTAGCGTGGATGGCATTCGGTTATTAGGTTGAAATACCAAACGAAAACACACTACATTTGATATTTGGGTACTTAAATACAGTATCATTCGTGAACCATACTTTGAATTTTAATTGGTCATATTCGGTGATTAAATCCCAATCCGCATCACGTGGATTTTTGTATTCAGCCTTAGCAAAAAAGCAGGTAGAATAAGGAATTATCCAATTATGATATTGTCCGTCTTCGCCGCTTACTCCCCATTGGATAGTGAATCCATTAGCAAATTTCACAAACCCATTCTCCTCAAGTCTTTGTGCTACAATACCGCCCATTCCAAGAAGATTTTTTATATCTTTCAATGTAGCAACTGGATTTTCTTGCCAGTTAGTCGCACCAAGGATTTTGGCAATCATTGCAGTAATCGCTGGATGAGATGAAATATCTGTGTTATGAGTTGCTAATTCAGTTTTTACTTTTTGTAAAAGTCCACCATGTGCATCAGGATCTGTATTATGCTTAGTCAACTCACCTTTTGTTACATATGTATCATCACTTGTTACAAATGTAATATTTGTTGCGTTCCCAATCTTTGTTCTGATGTTATAAATTTCAGCATTAATAGGTGTGTTCTTATCTGGCATTAACCCTACATTATTACCACCATTAGAATACGAGTATAAAACCTCTTCCCCATCACCGCATTTTGCGAACAAGCCTACTTCTTTTGGAAAAAATGAATGTTCAAGTGTCTTATTTGACAATACCGCTTGAATTACATATTCTCCATCTCCGCCTTTTTCACCATTTCCGATTGGTAACTCCATCTTTGGTGAAACTACCCCTGTCATTGTATTAATATCTAGCCCAGTATCATCTCCATCACCAACTACAACTTTAGTAAATGTGATTGGTTTCTTTGTTGCGATGCTTTCAGCTAGTAAGTTATATCCTTTTTTTGTAACACTATTTCTGTTATATACGTCTGGCATATATCCTCCTTAACTATTAATTACAGTAGTTACATGTTTTCTTTCAACTACAACTGCAGCATATAGATTTGCAATATCCATTTGTGTATCAATTCCTATATCTGGCTCAATATTAACAATGCTACTTGTTGTAACATGTACTGCAGCATACACCTGCTCACCTACGTTATGTACATCAGCAATTGATATACCTATGTGCGATGGTTTCACAATCGTTAAGTTTTCTCTAATTTGATTGACTGCATACACAAATGACGAATCATAGAATTCTATTTTTAATAATCCGCTCTCAAATTTAACATCCACATCATCTAATACGAATGTCTTAATGATTGCTTTAATCTTTTCTAATGTACATTTACCGCTATTGTTCCATAGCATTTGTACAATGTTTCTACGTTGTTCAATCGAACCTTTAGCTACAATGCCTAAATCCTTTTCATACACACGCAAGCCACGTTCACTTACTGTATCAAAGAACCCATTGTCTAATAGTTCATCAAGCAACACATCAATATCTTGCAGTTGAACCCCTGCTGATTGATATAACTCACGAACCCATGGATCATTGCGATACATTTTATTGATAGCCTTTAATGCGTACTCTTTGAATTGAATCTTATTCATTTAGAACCACACTAACTGTGCCTAATGTAGCAACTTGTTCTACTGTTAAATCAATCTTTGTAGTTTGGCCATTGACTGTAACGCTTGCATAGTCGGTTACTCCAGCACTATCAATTATGATATTGGCAATTTGTGCGACTGAAACATAATCTTGTTTGAACGCAATTCGTTTAAGGTATTTAGTAACCGCATCAGTTATATCAGCCGTAATAGTTGACTTTGTAGCAGTACTGATATGTTTCACTCCAGTTACTTCTACATTAATTGGTACGTTGGTAGCACTAACTACTGTGCAATGTGCCCCTATTGGTGCTTGCCCTGCTCCGATACCTTTACTATCTGGGTCTATATAATCTTGTACACGTTTAACTAAATCACTATCAGCAGGCTTTCTATCAGAATTAATGATGATAACTTTAACTGTATTATTGCCATTCCATAACCCTATGACATGAGCCTCACCAACCCCTTCGACTTCTTTCGCCCACTGTTTATAGTGGTAATCGTTACCGCTAGTTGCTGGTTCTCGTAGTTCCTCATAGTAGCGTTCACGTAAATCATCATCTGTTTCTTCATCTTCGCCATTGATTGCCGCATCATCGTTTATTACATTATTGATACCAGCAATAGTAATAGGCATCTGCGTGATTGTGCCTTTAGGAACATTGCCAATGCTACCAGCTTGCATGCATCTGATTTTGATTACTGAATTCTTTTCTACATCCTTTGTTTCAAGGCTTTCATATTGAATTCCAGTTTCGCTTTCAAATAAATCACCTGCATGAATAGTGCCTGTTCCATCGACTATACGCAAATCACATACTGACTTAGTGGCTAATTTACGTTGCGTGCCTTTGCGTTGAAAACATACACGAGTTAATTCATCGCCTGTTAAGTTATCAACGTTCTGTTTCCATTCGATTTCTTCTGCTTTTTTCCAAAGTTCAAGGATAGCGAATGCCTCGCCCCTCGTTAAATCATATGTAGGAAATCCTTCGGTCTTTTGATAGCTATCGTCAATGTGTTCAAGCATCGTATTATGAATGTTATCCACACTATAATTCGAGTTCATAATCTATCTTTACCTCCTCTCCTGTATTCGTTACGACTGTAAAATAAAAGATACCAGCGTTGAATTGCCAATCTTTGACAATCACCACGCATGGTACCTTGTTCATAATGCCCTCTGTTATACGCCGTTTAATTTCTGCCACTTTGTATGACCTAGGCAATCTATATCCTAATAGTTTTCGTAGGTCTAACCCAAAACTATCGGTATAGATCATATATTTTTTCATTTCTGTTCGGATAAATAACTCTATCCATTGCTTTATTGCCTCTATCTGTGTATCTTCTACATTTCTTCCGTCTTTGAATACAAATCTATGTGTCTTGTAATCAAAAGCGAATGAACGGCCTACCTTATGTTGTGCATTGGTAACTGTGGCCGTAGATTGGATAGAGTTAGTAAAGTTATAGTCCTTTGGAAACATTACACACCTTCCTTAACTATATCCACGATAAAGAAATGTTGCTCATTTTCATCTGGAATGACTAATACTTTATCCCCTGGTTTCCATAGTTCATCTAGTACTATCTTTCCGCTACCCTGTGCACTGTACGGAGGACTACCAGGGCAATCTTTATGAGCAATAGTACCACTATGTCTGTATGAATATGTTGTAATGTGATGTATTAGTTGAAAACACACATATCCATTGGATGCATTAATTTTAAACTTTCCGTCTTTAATTACTACTTCCCACGGTGATGTACTAATAACTTCACCTAATACCGCTCCTATTCGTACAGGATTAGTCCTATTTTTAAATTCAGATGCCATTCTACTGTGCCATTCTTCCATATTCTCACCACCTATGACATCTTAATAACCTTAGTCGGTGCTTCGCCATTATGCCATGCATAATTTGCATCTGGATAAAATTTAGCATGGCCAGCACTTGTACTATTGCCAAAGCATCCACCTGCACCATCTGAAATTACAACGTGTTTATTATCACCATATACAAGAATATCGCCTTTATTAGCGTATCCATTAAATGTTTCTACCTTGTAGCCTGCATTTTGTGCATTATTTACAAGCGTATCTACATCAGCAGTGCCAATATCCGCCTGTTGTTTTAGAAATGGACTGTAATATGATCCAGCTTTTACCGCTACATCTACGCACCCATTATCACGATATACGCTTTCATATCCGTTCAATGCGTTCATGCCTGCATCTACTTGTGTAGCATTAGCCGTGCTATTCGTTGCATTAGGTGTAACAGTTGTAGTAGTACTTGTTTTATACTTGCTTGTATCTAGTTCTGCCTCTACACGTTTTAAATCTAATGTCATTGTATGGTTCACTCCGTAATTATGCTTGCAATTAGTAACTAGGAATTTATCATGAATGTCTACTGTGTAATCATTGATGATAATTACACGGCCACTTCGTACAGTATCATCCCCAAGTAGTGTAAAACTTAGCTTTTCCTTAATCTTATTACTATCTTGAATGGTTTTCTTCGCAATCTGTGCCGTTTGTGCCTGTTTCTTATCGTCTACCTTTATGATTTTCTTAATCAAGCCATATTTCTTGATGCTTTCATCATCTTGAATAGTCGATTTTACAGACTTGCTCTTTTCCTTGCTAGAAATTGCCACGATACTATTACGCATATCTTCCATGCTCAAATCTCTTGAGTAATTGTTGATTGGTTGAGTTATGACCTTATCAAGTACCAAATCTTTATAATCTTCCACATGGATTTTACCTTCCCTATATTCTAGGCGGTATTTATATCCTGTTTCTTCGGTAGCCTGTTTGATGATGTCTTTAATTACATCCGATACAGGTTGACCTTGATAGATTTTCTTAATTTTAGTCTTAATGTCGGCCACATTCCCAAGTGGTACATCATTTTCTTTACATACCTTCTTGATTGCCTCTAACCCACTTACTCCATTGAATTGTATTTCAATCTCTGATTTATTTAGATAAAAGCAGTAATCAAAGCAAGTATACGTGTATTTATTAGCGCCACTCTGTTTTTCACTTACGACGATACCTTGAAAGACTACTTCTTCCTTTGGCTCTTCGTTTAGTGTTGTAGTAGCACTCTTATTGTTATTGCTTACTTGATTACTAAACTCTATCTTGCCTCCAATCGCTAGGCGTGTACCCATCATATTAAAGTCAAATGGATTGTCTGCTAAATCAAAAGAAAACTCTTGTCCTAGCGTATCAATGCCATCTGACCTTTCATAGTTGTTTGTGTAGGCTGTAATTTCACGTGTTTCTGTAACATCCTTACCATCTTTATCTTTTGTTACGTTGGTATATTGGAGTTTCATTTCTTCCCTCCTGTACTTGATGTAGCAGTGCCTTTACTAGCCTCTTTATTTTCACCGCCTGTATCTGATTGTGTTTGAGTGGATGTATTTGTGTATACGTACTCTTCAATACCAATAGTCGCTTTAATATCGCCTACCTTATCCCATGTGTATGATAGATCGTTAACCACACATGGCATATTTAGTATTTCATTTCCATCAGATTGAATAATACATATCCGCATCACGGCCTTTGTTTGCCGTTGTGCTTGAAAGAATTGTAAGCATTGTAGTCCATCTGTACCATTACCACGAATGAATGAGTAATCTTTTCCTACAGGTAAGAGAATATTATCAAGGCTTAATGTTCTAAGACCTAACGGCCCTATTAACTTAATATCTCCTCTTAATCCGTTGAAAGTTTCATTCTTTTGTGGCTCATTTATTGTTGGTAATGGATTAGGTACTACAGGCAATGTGATGTACTCATCTGTCAATTCAGAATGAAATACTATGTCTGTAGTTGGTTTCTTATCTAAATAATCTAAGACTTTCCCCACTAATCCATGTGATAGCTTATCTGCATATCTTGTAGCACGTGTAATCGCCATTTTTTGCAATTCAGCTTGTTTAGATTGTATGCGTTGCTGCATGACCTTCTTTGCACTGTCTTGAAATCTCACATTACACCCCCTACATGTTGCCCATTGCTAACATAATTTTATCCGTGATGTGATTGCCACATGCATCCATGAATTCTTCATTGCCAATCACATTGCCTTGTACTGTTACATTTACAGTAACATTGCCTCTGTTATTGGCTAATTGCCGCATGCTTTCATCATGTGGAATTACTTGCGAGCCATTAGGTAGATTGATAATTTCACCACGTTGATTTTCATTAACGTATGTAGGGCCACCTTTCCAGTACTCTGTACCTGTTGCGTTTCCATCGCCATTAAATACACGGCCAACTGTTTTGTTGTACAGCCATTGACCACCCTCTTTAATAGCATCGATTTTATCGCCTGCCCATTGCAATTTATCTTGTACCCAACCAAGAACACCTTCTGCTACGGATTTAATAATGTCAAAATATCCAGTAAAGATTTTTACAAGGCCATTGAACGCCATATCCCAGTTGCCTGTGAATACACCTGTGATGAAATCAATAATGCCACTGAATATCTGCGTTACATCGTCCAATATTGGTGCAATGATTGTCATAAATCCCTTATATAACTCTGTAATCAAAGCAATAACACTATTAACAAACTCCATGCATCCACTTACAATGCTCTCCCATAGTTCAGATGCATATGTTGAAATTGCATCCCACACGGATAACGCTACTTCTTTTACTGTATCCCAGTTATAAATTAACAATGCTAATGCTGTGATGATTGCATATATAGCAAATAACATAGGATTAGCTAGCATGAGTATATTTAAAATCCGCACTACTCTAATGACTGTTGTGAACGCCCCTGCTATTGAACTAATTAATGGAATTACTTTACCAATAACATTAAATGCAACAAATCCTACTGCTACGGCCTTAATAACAGGCAATAAGAATCCTAGATTTTGAGTACACCACTTAATCACATCACCTAGTCCAGATATAACGCTTTTAACAACGCTCATTGCACTGGTTAGATTTTCT